ACCGGAGGCATCTTATCAGTTAGCCCTGTTAGTACTGCTAACAAAGTTGGGATAGTTGCCAGATGCATGAGGATCACAGCTATCCAACCCATAGTTTCTGCTGATAGATGTGGCGCATGTTCTTTGATATTGCTGACCCAATGATTAACATCGAGTAACCCTTTAACATTTAACTTAACTTGCTCGATAATTGTTTGTGCGTTCATAACTGGTCCTTAATTGTAAAAAATATGTCTGCCAATTTTAGCCACGGGCTGTTTACCCCATTTTGGATTAACATAATCTCCGTGGAAATAAAGTGCGTTTTTAATCGAAGGTAATCTAAATCCTTCAAGTAGCACTTTCTTTGCTACTTCCATTGATTCGGTATACACTGGACCGTTCATTGGCTTGTTAATCGAAGCAGAGCTACAATACCAGCTGAACTGGCAAAGTACTTTTTCGTATACAATATTTTTTTGATATACTACTTGGCAAATGTCCGAAGGGAAATCTCCACTCTCTGCTCTGTTGATAGTAACTTGCGCCACCGCAACCTTGCCTTCAAAAGGTTCGCCACCGGCTTCGTGGTATATGTTACGAGCTAGACAGTTTAATTGTTTCTGTCTTAGTTCTGCTGTAACTGGACTAACTGACTCTCGTGCATCTTTAAGTTTTTGAAACTTCTGTGTTACTGCTTGATGTGCTACTAAAATTACTGCTAGTAGTACTAGGCAGTTTATTACTGTTTTGATAATGCGTATCATTTTTTTCTCCTTTACGCTGGATGAGGTATCGCTAGTACCATCATTAATTTGTTGGGCTGTTTTACGTTCTCCTTTATTAGCCAATTCTTCTTTTGCCCCAAATCCTTTGGGGACAATATATAGTTATCCTCTGTGTGTATGTGTAAACAACTATTATTATGAATGGGCATTGTTATCTCCTCATTTTAGAGATGTCCACTGCCTCTTCATTACTAAAAACCGGTACTGCGTTACTCTTATGCATGGTTGCAATGCCTTTTACCATTGTCCCAGTATAAACTTTTGGGGGCTTAACTGTGCAAGCACCACCACTAAATGGCAAGCTCGGATGCTTGACATCTGTGCCATACCTGCTAAATGGCTTGTTGTCAGGTTTCCAAACTTCACTGGTCATAGCACGTTTGCGTTTCTTTTCTTCAGCTTCAATGCCCCAACGCTTTTGTAAATCTTTCCAGCTTTCTGCTTGCTCACGTGCTTTTCTTGCGTGTTCTGCCGAAGCGAATTTTTTTTTGCCTTTCTTTTTGCCGGTGGTGCTAAGCCACGGACCTTCTAAATGCATAGTCAAAATGTTTCTCCAAAAGTTTAACAATAACTGTTATTATACAACTATCTATAGTTAAAGTCAAGTATTTTTGGTTTAAACTCTGAATGATTCGCCACACCCACAGCGATCACGTTCGTTTGGATTGATGAAATCAAACCCTTCATTTAGTCCATTGCGGACCCAATCCATTGTTAGCCCATTTAGGTAGGCTAGGCTTTTGGCATCTACTAATAATACAAAGTCTGGATGACCAAAATTAGTTACACCAACTTCGGCAGTGTATTCGTCTACATATTCCATAGTATAAGCCAGACCACTGCATCCTGTAGTTCTTACACCTATACGAATACCCACGCCTTTACCACGGCGCTCTAAATTCTTTTTGATTTTAGTTTGCGCTGTGTCGGTTACGATAATCATGTACGGCCGCCTTGATAGCATCTTCTGCTAGAATGGAGCAGTGTATCTTAACTGGAGGTAGGGCTAGTTCTGTGGCGATTTCGGAGTTTTTGATTGTTCCTGCTTGGTCAAGGGTTTTGCCTTTGAGCCATTCTGTGACAAGGCTTGAACTCGCGATAGCCGATCCACAGCCATACGTTTTAAATTTCGCATCTGTAATAATACCTGTATCATGATCTACCTTTATCTGTAGTTTCATTACATCACCGCAAGCGGGCGCACCAACCATACCGGTACCAATTGTTGGATCATCTTTTGAGAATGATCCAACATTTCTTGGATTTTCGTAGTGGTCGATTACCTTATCGCTGTATGCCATACAGTATTTATGTGATTATTTTACTTCTTTTCGTGCGTTCTTAACTGCGGTAACGTCATTACGAGCTTCTTTACATAATTTAGCAAGCTCTTGTAAGTGTTTGCGAACACGGGTGCCGGCAGCGCCAACTTCTTTGTCGTAGAACTTCTCGAAGTCGCCTTCCATTGCTTCTACTAATGCTGTGAATTCTGAATATTTATTTGTAGCCATTTAATTCTCCTTTAAGGCAAGTACCAAGTACTTATACCTAGTGTACAGGGGTCGAAATTAAATGTCAAGCCCCGTTGGCGAATACATTCGGGCTTCCGGCAGTGATTGCGCCACCGTCTGTGGAATCATTCTTTCGGGCTATTGAGATATTGCCGACGAATACATTGTCAGATCCAACATTGATAACAGCAGGGTGGTCAACACAGTTACTTCCGGAATTTATAGTATGAGAGGCAGTCGGATTACCTTTACACTCTACAGCAATATTATTAGCATAGACTTTGGCAGTGGCACCAGTTGGGCCTACTACAGTCGTAGTTGCATCACAACCGTGTCCGGTTGTTGTTGGATCGCCTTGTCTAGCTACTGCTGGCATTATACTAACTTAATACCAGTAGTGCTTTCGATAAACTGTTTGGCAAACTGTTCGTCAGTTGGTTCAGCTACTGTAACTGTGGATTTTTGCAGTTTAATTTCTTTGTCTGGGCTTACTGTAAACAAATACGGCATTAACCCTGGGCCCTTCGGTCCATGTCCAATAACTTGTGGGTTTTTTAATTTGTAGTGTAACGGACCGTCTTCTATCAATTTGGCAACAATCTCTTCTCCACTTGTTAGTTTAAGTGTAACTACTTCACCTTCTGCAAAACCTTTTGAAATTAACATATTATCCTTTGAGTGTGTTGAAAAATTCTTCGTCTTTACCAGCTAGGCCTTGATAGCCGCCTGGAAGGAGAACGCCGTCCTTGAAAATCTGTGGAACTGAGCGTAGGCCTTGTTCCATTAAGAACTCTTTGGCAGTTGGCTCATCTTCCATTTTAATTACTTTGAATGGTATCTCTTTGCTTTCTAATAGTGCTTTTGCTCTGTCGCAAAATGGACAGTTGTTTTTACTGTATACTGTAATCATATTATAACTCTGGTAACTCACTGTAGTCAATAGCTTCACTCATGATGCCAATGACATAGTTTGTACTCTCATTCTCCTGTAGGGCTGTTTGTTTTTTGCTAGTATCGCTATGTTTATTAAACCAAGGAATAGGTGTTGACTTTGGCGCAGGATTATTATATTTAATTCCAACATCCTTAAGGGCATTTATTGCTGTAAAATCAACAAACTCTTTTAAAATATTAGCATTAAGTCCAATTACCGGACCTCTGCTAAACAGATAGTCTGCCCATTCCTTTTCTTCACGTATAACATCCATATACATATTATACACTTCTTGTTCACATTCTGCACGAGCTTCGGCAAATCGAGGATCTTCTTTTACTACACTATTGATCATTAATGCAGTCCATTCTTTGTGTAGTATCTCGTCCTGCAGGATCAAACTGATAATATTGCCATTACCAATAAAGATCTTGTTCTCAACCATAGCTAAACTTGTAGCAAAGCTAACCATAAATCGGAAAGCTTCTAAAGCATAGCTGGCATGTAGTGCTAACCAAATTGCTTTAATGTGAGTTTTTTCATTAATCTTTTCGCCTGCTTCTTTACGGCAGTTGATAAGATGCAATGCATCATAATAGTTTCCCACACTTGACGCCATATCGACTATTGCTTTAGTATCGTGTATTGTATTAAAGATATCTTTTGGTACATTATAAATGTTACGAATAATATGACTATAACTGCGACTATGTATGTTAGTTTCAAAGAAACTCCAATTGTACATCAATGCCTCAACTTCCGGCAATGAGCACACTGGTGTAAACACCTGTGCAGGTCCACGACCCTGTAAACTATCTAAGGCTGTTTGTCGTAGTAAGTTGCTAGTGAAGATATGCTTGACAGCATCACTTGCATCTTTAAAGTCGTTACTATCTTTAGTTAGACTAATCTCTTCAGGTACCCAAAAGAAACCACGTGCTGTCTGCTCAATCTTTTGAATCTTAGGATATTTAACTTCTTCAAATCGTTGAATAGTAACAGGACCCGCTGGGTCTAGAAACATCTTGCGATTGAGATAGTCTGTTTTTGTTGTTAGGTTATATTGTTGTTTGCTCATAGTTAAAAATATTTGTATTGTTTTATTAAGTTTTTAATTTCTTTTAATTTTTCTTTGTACAATTCATTGTAGGGCTCTTGATAATATCTAGTTCCTGTTGGTACAAGTTTATCATAATCATACTGTATCCTATAGCATAGTCTATCAGCAATGCCGCCTAGTCGTCTATGTAGTGTAATGCTGTTATCAAACAAGCAAATATCGTTGTCCTGTTGGTACCAATGATCATATATAAATTTATCCACAAACAATGTACTATTGATATAATCAAACACTCGAGTACTATCGGCTTTGCTCATACCTTTTATGGAGTTTATAGTGTTGACACTATAATGGAGACCCTTGATGCCGATTGGACTTGCGATAACCAGCGGAATTTCTATTGGTGCTGGACACATGTTCCTATACATGATATCATCTTGTTCTTCACGTAGTCCTGGATTTATTTTACCTGGACTAAATTCGTGTTGTATGATCATTTCGTCTAGTTCACTACGAAACGATTCGGTTTGTTCTTCATACCAATCTGTAGTAGTAACAAATCCAGTTGCACTTCCAACTACCCCACTATGGCCTAGTAATGCAACACCCGGACTAAATTCTAAATTGCCAGATTCGTTCGAATGCCACAGTAGTTCACCTTCTGCAAACATACCGATGGCCCGCCCGTTCTCATCTTTCTTACCCGATACTCGTAGCATTGCTGTATTAGGACCGACTTCGTCCACGCACAGTACATTGATTAAATTCTTAACCCATTCTTGATCAGCAGGTTCAATTGATTCGCCGTGTATTTCTGTTTCACCGTATAAGTGACCAACACTAGGTACACTATGTTTTTTGTTCAAACGCAATGCTTCTAATACTTGTTCAGTACCCCATTTACGTATCCACTGTTCGTATGTTTTAGGATCAACTTTAACATCACGTATGATAGTTACCAATGTTTCTAAATGTAGTTTTCCAAGTTCCATCCATTCTTCATTAGTGATAGTATTGAAGTCTAAATCATCAACGTACACTCCGAATCTACCTAGTCCTGGTATTTTTGATACTTTCATAGTTTACACGCTTCACAATCATCTTCAATTTCTTCTTGATGGTATCCATTGATTTGAACACCATTAACTTGCAATTCTGGTTGTGCTTCTTCTGTAGCCTTACTACCCTGTTTGTTAATCAAACTATAGTAGAAAGTTTTAATGCCCCATAGTTGAGCTTGCATTAAGTTCTTGACAATCAATGTAGTAGGCACTTTTCGATCAGCCCAGTGTGCTGGATTGTAAAATGTATTAGTACTAATACTCTGATCAACATATGCCGCAATGACTGCCGCTGTTTTTAAATAGCCAGTACAGTCTTTCTGTTCCCACATCATTTGATACTTGTTCTTCAACTTGTGATACTCTGGAACAACCTGTACAAATGAACCAGCCTTGCTTTCTTTAACACTGATAAGACTCATTGGCATTTCAATACCGTTGGTGCTGTTAATAACAACGCTAGAACTTTCTACCGGAGCAACTGCCATCTGTGTAGCATTACGGACGCCATATTCTTTCATTTGTACTCGCAGTGTTTCCCAGTCAAGTTCGGGAGCAAAGTCTGCTAGCTCATTTGCACCCTTAGCACGAAGTTCCCACGGAAATGTACCTTGGCCGTAACGTGTTTGGTCACTGCCTTCGCAACGCCCACGTTCTTTTGCCAGTTCAACTGTTGCTTCCGTTAAGTAGAATGCTTGATGCTCCATCCAAGATTTAACATCTTGTAGAGAATCCTTCTCACCGTACTTTAATCCACGTTTAGCATGCCAATAGGCTAGATTAGTAATGCCAATGCCTAGCGGGCGAATCTCATCGTTACTTAACTTGCTCTGGATACTCAAGAAGTCTTGATAGTCTAAGATGTTGTTAAGACTGCGATGAAGTATGCGGCAAGCCCGGCGCATGTCTTCTGGATTACGGAAAGCACCCCAGTTGATAGATCCCAGTGTACATAACGCAATGCGTCCTTCTGCATCATCAAGTCGCTTGAATGATTTAGTTGGTAATAGAATCTCACAACATAAGTTGCTTTGATAGATAGTGTGATATTCTGGGTCAAACGGACCTTGATTTTGTACATTGTCAATGAACACTAGATAGATACGTCCTGTATCAGTACGTTCTTTTAGTATGCCACTCTTGAATACTTCTTCAGCACTCATTGTTTTAGTACGCAGGTCTTTACGCTTTTCGTATTTTACATACAGTTCTTCAAAGCGTTCTGTATTTTGATAGAACGCTTCGTATAGGTCTGGTACTTCATTGGGATCAAAGAATGTTATGTCTTGTTTGTTTTTAAATCGTCTCCAGAAGAAAGCACTAAGCACAACCCCATAATCCATATGACGGACTCGGGTTTCTTCTGTTCCTTGGTTGTT